TTGGTCTTGACCCAGGCACCGAGCCCGCCCGTCTTTCGCGCGGTACCAGCAGCACCGGCGTCTGCGGCGATGTTCTCCAGCGCCATCGTTTCGATGTCCCTCTTCAACTCCCGATCGCGCTTGGCGATCTGGTAAGCCAGTTCGGAACGCCGTCCAGCCTTGTCGATCTCCTCCAGAGTCCCGGAGAGGATCAGGGTCTTGCGGCTGATCTGCGTGTGGTTACCCACGCGAGTCGTCGCTGCTGGGGTGGAGAAAGCTGCGTCATCCCCCTCCAGCTGCGCGTTGGTAGAATCGGCAGCCGCGAGGCTGTCAACCTGCCACTCAACGAGGGTCTGTCGTGCCCGCTCCCGGCTCGCACCAGAAATGAACGGGGTATCCTCAGGGGAGATGTCATAAATGACATCCGACAGGTCCTCACGCAGGGCCTTGGCATCGTACCTAAGGTACGTTCCACTTACAACGGCCATGTTCAGACCTCCCTAGTCTGTCAGAGGAAATCAGGCCAGGGGTCTCAGCCCTAAACCTCGGTTTCCTCCATTTCCAAGAGTGCTGCGGCGGCATCACCTATGCTGCCGCTCTTACTGAGTCGCTTACGCGATGCGTCTGGCCCCTTGCGCGACTGCTTACTGCCTTTACCACGGGGCTTCGGCTGTCCGGGCTTCAAGGCCTTCGCCTTTTTCTTCTTGGTGGCGATTGCCGCCCTACCCTTCGTGGTCAGCTCGTCGTAGAGCATGGCTTTCCTGGCTACAACGAGAATACGATGGTCGATGACCTGACTCAACTGATCCTTTGAATAGCCATGAGTGTTCTGGAGATAATCAGCGAGTCGCTGCTTTTCTCCTGGCCCTTTCTCTGCGTCTGCCCACTCCGGGATCGCTTCGGCGAGTTTCCCCTTCTCCTCCTCCATGTGCTGCGTTAGAGCGGTACCCTGCTCTGCTTGCGCCTCGGTCAATACCCGTTCCTTCTCCGTCGCGACGAGTTTCTTGCTCTCCTCGTGACGCTGCCACTCTACGTAGCGAACGGCGTATTCGTCCGGGTTCTCGCGGTGCAGCCTGTCCCAATCTGGTTCTTTGGGGGTCGCCTGTTCGAGTAGTTGCTCCAGGTTCTGCAACTGCTGCCCGTACTGTATTCGCGATTCACGCGTCTGTACAAGCTCGCCCTCTAGCGATCGTCGATCCTCAGCGAGTTGTTGCGTCTTCCGCGTGTAGTCTGACTGGCGCGAGTAGCCTTTCGTGAGTTCGTCGAGGGTAACCGTCTCGTCCTTGCCGTCCACCTTAACGGTATAGGTTTCGTCATCGGTGTCCTCGTCTTCCTCGTCGGACTCCTCATCCTCCTCGTCAGACTTCTCCTCAGACTCGGCATCCTCATCCGCGTCTTCGGAGTCAGATTCCTCATCGGAACCCTTCTCGTCGTCCGCGTCCGCGTCTTTGGAGTCCCCGGCGTCCTGGTTGTCGCCGGCTTGCGACTCATCTTCCTCTGGATCGAAGCGATTTAGGTCGTCTCCGAGGAGGTCGAACAAGTCACTTTCTGCTTCATCGACGGACCGGCCCCGCTCGGTAACTGCCGGTGGCGCGGGCCTGGCGTCGGTCTTCTTCCTCTGTGCCATTATTGTTCTCTCCTATCGTTTTGAGAATTGGCAGGGTCCCAACCTAGATCGAGGGCACCTCAGAGGCGCCCTTCCGTCTAAGCCGGCCTACTTGTAATTCTCCGTCCGAGATTATGGAGCGCAGCACCCGCTGCACCTCCGCGAGAGCCTGGATCTTGGCGTACGCGGATTCGCGTGCGGCAACATCCTTGGGCTCGGAATCACGCCACTGCTGGGCGAAAGCGACCTCAGCCATTTCAAAAGCCTCGATCAGTATTTCGTCGTCGAACAGGCGCTTCGCGTTACGCGCACGCTGTATCTGCTCGCCGGGACTTAGGTCGGGACGTTTCATCTACTGTGCTCCTCCTTGCTGGGCACCAGGTCCGGCCTGCGCCGCCGCGGCCGCCTGCGCCTGCTGCACCTGTTGCGCCTGCGCCTGCTGCGCCTGCTCTCGCGCAGCTCTTTCCTTCAGATCAGCGTCCATTGAGGCTCGATCGGCGATAACCGTTGCCCGGAGGTGACTGTCACTAAGCTGAACCCGATACTTCGTCTCCAGCTCCAGCTCCTTCAACGCCGAGTCACGAGCGAGCTTGTCTCGCTCGCGATCGTCCTTTAAGACCATTTCCTCGCGCTTGAATGCAAGCTCGGCTTGATCCTTCTGCATCTGGACCTCCACCTTCTTCTGCTCTACCTGTATGAGTAGCATAGTAGCGTCGGGCGGTGGAGGTGCCTGGGCCGCAGCCTCGTCGGCTTCCTTCTGTTGTTCATCGGTCCAGGGCTTGAAGAACTCGTTGCTATTCTTCCAGCCGGCAAGCTCCACAAACCGTCCGAGTGTCTTGCGATATTCAACCATAGACACGAGCGGAGAGCCGGCTTGCAACTGCTCTTTCTGTTCAGCCATGAGGATCGCAAGAGACTGTAACTTATCCTCTATGAGCCCTTGACCAAGAGCGATGTTGACCCGCACATCCATGCCTGCGTTCCAAGACCTAGGATCAACTGCGACGAACTTGTTGCGCAAGCGAACAACCCGCGTCCGATCCTGATGCTGGGTTATGAGCTTGAGAAGGCCCTTGAAGAGCTGTTTGAATCCGGTCTCAGCAAAGACCCGTGCGATCATCTCGATATGCTGCTGCGCTGCGGAGAGGGTCGCAGCCACGGCTGCTTTCGTGCTGGATTGGAGCGCATCCGCGTCAAGCCCCTGCGAGGCCTTTGACTGGCCAGTCCGATTCTCTTTCATCTCGTCGAAATACTGCACCATTGGGAATGCCTCGGCTCCGACGAACACATGCTTAAGCTCACGCAACATACCAGGCTGACGTACACGAACCACACTGCCGATTTCCGGGTTCATGAGATCCTTCATATTGACCTGGCCATCTACAACTTCTGTCTGGGGATTAAGCGCCAGGTTCAATGAATCGAGCATACCTCGTATGATGTTGCTCTTGATGAGCTGGATGTCCATGACGTAATCCGCAAGAGATAGCCCAACCAACGTATGCGGCTCGGGATCTGGGCAGAGCACAGCGAATGGGCGATCATCCACGATTTCCCCGTCAATCTCTCCCCGATCATCGGGAACGATCTCAAAATTATCGCCAACACACTGAAACTTACGAAGTTCAGCGATCCCGTCATCGTCTCTGTCTATGTAGACATAGACTTCAGCGAACACGATCGGGAAGGTCTCTTCCGGCTGGACGTCTTCCTCCTCCGAGTCCTGTGCAGTTCGCCGTGCAGTGACCAAATCCGCGGAACCGCCGGAGGTGGCTTTCCGACCGCTCTTTCCACGGCCACCCGATGTGCCTTTACCCGAATTACGCTCGACCATTTCCTCGGGGATACCTATAGCAATCAGCTCATCGGCACGAAGCTCACGAATGTGCCCGACCATACGCGCCTCCTCTTGCGAGCGCGCACTCGGAGAGAAGATGTATTCGTCGTTCGGGATTGCAGCGATACGAACCTGACCGGCGTCAGTACGTCGGGTGGCAGTCACGTTGTACTCAGTGACACCCTCGATCTCAATGAAGGACTCAATCACGACCTCCAGGTCTTCCTCGGATTCGAGGAGCTGCACCTGAGGATCGAGAAGTCCGGTATACTTGGTCTGTTCAACCTTCTCGTCATCCTCCCACCACCACTTGACGATCCCGAGCTTTCGCACGAGCGCGTCCTTCATCCAGGAATGAATTATGAGGAATCCAGGGTTGTCTTCCTGCACTACTAGATTCACATAATCCGTTGCTTGCTCGGCACCGGCTATATCTTCGGGCCCTCTTGGCTCGTATTCGACAGCACGCTCGGGACCGAAGAAGATCCTCATGAGCGAAGGGAGCATGGCCTGCACGGCATCTCGCACATCAGTCGAGACTACCTGCGAGCGCCCCTCTTCCTCATTGCCGAACTTCCGGCCCATGTAATAGTCGGTCGCGTCGGTCTGCGCCGGCTCCAGGTTCTGCTCGCTCCATTGGATCGCTTCCTGGATCATCTCCCGGATCGTTCCCTGAAGTTCGCTATCCTCGGGGCGCCCTGCTAGGGCTGCTTCAACACGCTCCACATCGCCTGGAAGGGCTGGCGCATCCGTAAGTATCACTCGTCGTTCTGGCATGTTAGTTTCCTACCTCCATTACCTCGGTAATCCCCCTTGCAACGTACGCATCTTCACAATGCAACTACGCGGTATAGATATCGAAGCAGAAACATGCTCGCCGAGACCTATACCCAGATTCTGAACGAGAAGCACATGCGCCTCCGTACTGTTGAGTAAGTAACCTATCGAGCGACACAGGGCAGAGACCCCCTCCTGTTCATATGTCGCCCGGGCACTCCACCCGTCCATAGATGCGGAATCTCGCCAATCGACTTCCACCCTTCTCAACTTTTCAAACGATAGCTTTTTCATTTGCACGACCCCCCTTGGGCCTCTTTCACCAATCGACGAAGAACGCCGCCAACATCCCGAGGATGAAAATCCCTACTGTATAGGCCGCGATACAGAGGACATAGAAGAGGCGTCTCATTTACACCGTCGTCTTAAGGCCCCGCTTCAACGGAGCCCCCCATGCCGGCGACCCGATACTTCCGAACGTGAGTGAGACCGCCGTACTGGCGAACGTGAGGATGAAAGCGTCAGCGAAGTTCGGACTCTTGTGCCCCCGCCGCTTCAATTCATCCTTCGCCTCAGCCATGAGCTTTCCACTCGACGTGTACTTATACCTGAGCAGTGAAAGCTCAACCATCAGCCTCTCCGCTGGCGAATCCCGGTTGTCCGGGTTCGGTAGGTACACGTCCTTACCCGCGAGCCACTCCCGCGCCGCGAACCAGAGTTCCGTGCGGAGATTGCGGTACCGCCCGGATGCCGACGCCGTCTCCGAGACGTTGATCCCCCGAACAGGTAGCTTCAACTCCCGGAGACGATCAACCACGCCAGCGCCGAGCCCGATGACATCGACTAGAATCTCTTCCGGCCGCTGGTCGGCTGAAGTGGCGTCCCATTCCTCTTTGATCCGACCGCATAATTGCATGAGGTCGAGCCCCTTGAACTCCTTAATGTCTGGGCGGACCCTCCGCAGCTCCCGCTTGAGGAGCACGCTGGAGTCATCCCCGAACCTACTCACGTCCAGGCCCCACACCACTCGCGCATTCGGGAGCGATCGGATGTCCCGCTGTGTTGCCGCGAGAATCAACTCGTACGGGATGATCGTGTCATCATCCGCCTTCGGGAACTCGCCTAAGCACCGAATACGGAACGCGTTTGAGTCATCCCCATACCGCCGCGCGATGTCATGTACGAAGTCGTCGCTGACGCGTGGGGAGTCAGCATGCGAGACGTGTACGGTGTACCACATGTCTTCCAACTTGTGGTGCGTATCGAAAAAGAATCCGGAAGTACGCACCGGGTTGCTGAGTAGAAGTGTAGTCGCATTCACGCCCGACATGGAACCGGCCGCGGCCTCGAAAATCGCTTCGGGTACACCTGACGCCTCGTCCGCGATCAAAAGCACATGCCCCGTATCCGCGTGCACACCCTGAAGCGCTTCCGGCGTCTCCGATCGTGAGGTCCGAGCGCTGAAGAAGCTTTCCTTCGGCGCGGCGCGGAGTGAAATGCTCCGGGCCTTCACCTCGAACAACTGACGGAGCGTCGGCGGTAGCTTATTCATCCACATATGAATCTCAGCCACCAGCGCGTCATCCAATTGTGCTCCCGTAGGAGCGGTCGCTACCGTCTTCTGCGGGAACCGCGTTACGAGGTTACAGATCACGAGCCAGGCTGCCACAGCTGTCTTTCCTGGCCCGTGGCACGAGCGAATGGAGATCCGACGCTCACAGCGCCCATATGCGCGGATAATCCCGAGTTGCCAATCGTCGGGCTCAATACCGAGCACCTCCCGGATCAACAGGAGCGGCCCTTCTTCCCCCGCCGCGGGGCCATACCGAGCCAGGAACTGCTGAAAGACGGTGTTAGAGCTACTCATCCTTCTTCGTCTTCCGTGACTGCAGAGGGATCGCTCGGAGATACCAGGACTCCTTCACGGGCTTGTCAAAAATCCGCTTCCAGTTGCGAGCGAAGGTTTCCTCGTCCACGTCTCTCTGCCGGCGTGCACCACCCTTGCCCATGATTACCTCCGGGGTTGTACACGCGAGAGCTTGAGCCGCACTTCTCGTTCATACCGTTTGCTGACTAAACTGAACTCCAGCGCTTCGTTGGGGTGTTGTTCCAGATACCTTTGGAAAGAGCATCGACCAAACACGCGCCCTAGTATCGAACTCTCGTGCACCACCCAACGCTCATCGACCAATTCGTCCATGTAGAAGAGCACGCGATTCGGCGACTCTGAGAGATCCATTCGGAATCGGAACTGCACTTCAGACTCGGCTGGTGTAAACTCATGAACGCCAGAAACTGCCCAATCACGCCAGGTACCCCATGTCACCACTACCGTTTGGTTAGAATCGAAGTGATGGATACCAACTGCCCAGATGCCACTACAGCCTCCTGGCTCTCCCTGGCCTTGACTCAGAGAGACAAGGGCGAAGCTGAGGACGATCCAGGACGACAATACTGAACTGACCACTTGTCTAAGTTTCATGAGTTATCCACTCGCTGTGTCACGCAATAGTTCCCAGAGTTTGAGTGCCTCTTCAGCACATTGCGCACGCGTCTGTGCTCGATCCTGCTCCTTAGCCTTCAGCTTGAACTTCGGAGCGTATAGCATTGCTGTTAATATTGTCAGTAGTTCGATCGAGCATCCGCCGGCAATTGTTTCGCGTTGCGATCTAGTAGGAATATAGAGCCCCCTTCGCTATGCACTTTTGAGTTCCTCCAAGACCCCGCCCGTCTCGCTCTCCCCAGCTTCGCCGGCTCCGCTTTCGATCGCCAAGACTTCGGCCTCTTCTATCTCTTCTACCGCCTGGGCGGCCGGGGGCGGGGCAAGATGGTTCTTCATCCCGCCGGATACCCGAAGTGCATCAAGATGGAGTTCGCTGACGTTCAAGTTGATCTCAACGCCAGCTGGACGCTCACCATACTCCTCTCTATTGAGTATGCCGGCGTACCACTTGCGCCAATTCGCTCGCTCTTTTGCCATTGTGGCCGTCGCGCTGGTGAGGGCGGCGGCCGGGTTGTCCAGGATCTCCTGGCCTTCCTCAATCGCCGAATGCGCACGGATTTTCTTGGACTCCCCCCAGGCCTTCTCGCGCTCAGGGGTCATGTGAATCCATCTGTAGATCATGGCCTTGCTCACGTCATAGCGCGCTGCGATCAAATGCATGCGCTCGCCTTCAGCGATCCGCATGAAGACCAATTCCTCGCCGTCTTCGGCGATTTTCTGTTCTAGCGCTCTGAGCATGGGTCTGCTGGCCACAACCGGGTTCTCCGTTTCCGCGCGTGAGGCGGTTGGTTCCAAGTTCCATTGGACACACTATTCTGGTTCCTTGTACGCAGCATTATTGTCCTAAGTTGCCAATTTAAGAATTGGCGGGGGCCCTATACGGAGTCTTTTGGAGTTCGGAAAACCGAAAATTCCTTAATAGGTACCTTCTTAAGTTGTTTTAATACACGTTTTTAGGGGGTTATCTGCCAAATCGGTTAAAAATGGGAGTGGAAAGGGGAATTTAGACGATTGCGCCATAAATTAGTCAATTGACTTAGAAATTAGTCGATTGCCCATGGATCGTGTCTTTCTGGCGGGGTATATTTTGGAGTCAGAGGGGGTGGCCAATGCATCGGCGGGGCAGCG